TACCAGCCGCCTTGAGCCAGCGCCGGGCCGCAGCCTTCGCTGTTGACTTGGGAAGCTCAGACAGAACCCGCTCTAAATCCTTGAACCCTTCAACTTTAGTCACTGTCCCGAACCGCCGTAAATTCAATGAACCTATTCCGGCCCAATTTCGTTTCCTTCGCGCCCGTCAAGTTCCAGATCGAGCCATCATAATTCAGGCGATCCTTGCCTGTGACCGAGCGGGTTTTAGTGCTGCTGCGGACAGTGAACCGCGACACTTGCGCGCCGCCAAGCTGGCCGCCTGCGACCTTTTCACCATCTGAAACGTCTGCACGTTTGGCCCAAACGGCTATGAATGTGGCCCATGTCTCGGCTGGCTCGTTGAAGCCGTTTACTGCGCCCTCGGTCAGCCGTTCAATGATTATGCGCCGATCAAGTTTCCCAATCACCCCCAGACCCTCCGATATGGGGCTGTAATCGCCTCGACCGTCTGGACAACATGCGGTGATGGACCGTCTGTGTATTCTGTCCGGTTTTCGTAAAATCCGGCCAGTAAAACTTTCGCTGCGTGGATGATCGGCATTGGCACGTCGCTCGCTGCGCCGTATCCGCACACATACTGGATCACAACAGCATCATCGCGCGGGTAGATCACAGGCCAGTGCTGGCCCACGACAACCTCGATGAAACTGCCCAGATCATCGGCCAAAACAGTGTAAACGCTGGTCGCAAGCGTCTGCAATGTGTTGTTCACATCGTAATATTTAACGCTCGTAACCGATTGCAGCGGGGGCAGGGGAAGCCGAATATCGTCATCGAACTCCTCAATCGCCAATTCCCATGTTTGCGTCATGAGCGCGCGACCCAGCGTCCCAGATCGCCCGTCGAGCATTTGCGTCACGACACTGATCAGATCGGTGATGTAAGTGTCGCTGTCGGTATCATCGACCCGCAAATGGTCCTTGGCCTCGGTCAGAGACAATATGTCAGCCGTTGGGCCAGTGATCAGCGTCAACATTATTTATTCTCCGGCGCTTTCTTGGATGCCTTAGACGACACACAGCCCAGAACCTTGCCAATATCCTCGGCCTCGCCCGTCACGGTATCACCGACCGAAAATGTTGTAGTGTAAACGTCGCCTTTTAAGACAACTTTGAACGATTTTGTAACTTGCGCCATTGCCATTCTCCAAACGAAAGGAAAGGCGGGACCGAAGCCCCGCCATAGTTTTCTAAGATCAGACTGCCATTTTAAGGAGCTTGATTGCTTCGTCGTTTGTCACGATCCCGCCAACACGCTCCCGAATATGCCACTTGACATAGCCCGGAGTGGTCACCTCGTCGCGCGTGACACGAAGGCCGTGGCGCTCAATGAATGTGTAACCATTCGACCAGTCACCAACGGCAACAGGGAAGGCGTTCGCGCCAATATCCGGCATTGCCTCGCTGATAACCACAGGGCGGCCCAGAAGACGGTCAGAGCCTCCGTCAGTCCAGTTTGCCACCCAAATCGGGTTGCCTGTGGTGTCCTTCTCGGCCAGCAAAGTCGATGCTGTCAGGCTGTTCATCACCCAAGTTGCGTTTGCACGGTGAGCCGCTTTCATCGAAAACAGCGTGTCCAGCAAGTTTGCGTGAGGATCAGTGCCGAAAGCCGCCGCCGCGCCGGATGCCGTGAATTGCAGCACTTGATTGGCGCGCGCACCGTCAGCCGTGACGACAGGCGTCCCGTTCAGGAAACCAGTCGGCTTGTCGGTGCCGTTGCCAGACACGATTGCCGCGTCCTTACCAGTGGCCATTGCCGTTCCTGCCGATTTAGACAGCCAGCCAGCAACGTCAAAGAAGATATCGTCCAGCGATTCCTCCGTTGCTTTCGGATAGGCGTAAATCGTGCCTTGTGTCGGGACAGCCTCGTAGATCGTCGGGGTTGCGCTGTCAGCGCGCGCTCCGGCTTCACCGACCCACGCATAACCCATCCCGAGCTTGTCAACGATCTCGCGATAGTCAGAAGTCCCGACCGTCACGATGTTGACCAGAGAACGCATAACGCTTGCGGCCTCCATCCGGCGGTTAATATCCGCAGCCAGCATAGTCGGCACGGCAAAACCACCCGAAGCGTTTGTCGAGCCTGTAACCGCCTTGGTTTCGGCTTCTTTCAGGCTTTTCTGGGCATCGTAGTCCTTGTGATGCCGCATGTACTCGATGAACGCCGCCTTGTGGGCGACCTCGGCTTCGTCAATGGCTTCACCAGATGCGCCGAAACGACCAGCCTTGGTGGCTGCTTCCTCGGCTGCTGCCTTGGCTTGGTCGATAGACGCCTGCATAGAAGTTTCTGCCTCTTGGCGAGCCAGTTTTACTGCCGCCAATTCCTCGCGGATCGACTTGATCTCGTCTTTGGTGACAGTATCCGCCTGATCGCGCTCGCTCAATTTCGCTTCCAGCGCGTGTGTCGCCTTGGCGTCTGCCTCAAGCAATGTCTTGAGGTCTTCCATCGTTGTGTCGGGCATGATGCCGCTCCTTATTTGATGTGGCTTTTCAAAAGCACGTTTCGAGTAATGATCCGTGCCAACTCGTCAAGGCCATTCGCAGCATCCTGCTTGCAAATTCCTTTGTAGCCCCCGCGCATGATTGCGCGCGCTACTGATCGGGTGAGCCTAGCGTCCTGCGTAAGCACCCTCTCCAATTCTCGTTCGGTCATTTCAGCCGCCTTTACAGCGTCAATCGTGGCCTCTGTATTCATCGGGAATGTCACAACCGACACTTCCCGCAGATCAGCCTTTTCAATGACCCGCACCCCGTTCTGATCTGAGGCCGTGACCGTCCGGTAACCAATCGACAACCCGTCGATCGCCCCGGCTTTGGTCAATTCGTATGCGTTTTTTCCGTCTGTCGTGCTGGTGAGAAACCGCCCCTCAACCCGCAGGCCTGTTGCATCCTCTTTCACGCTGTCCCAAATCCCGATGGGCTGGTCTGGATTGTGCTGCCAAAGCATTTTCACGCCGCGCCCAGATGCCAAACTGTCAACAAAGGCACCCTTCGCCACAATGTCGCCGCCTTGGTCAATATTCCCAAAAATCGAGCCATACCCGGCAACGTCACCAGATTGACCCGCCTTGATTTCGGTCGTCAGTGTCAAATAATTATTCATGGTTTCGGCCCCGTATAATCCGGTTGTGGGTTGGTGAGGAGAGGATAGGCAGGGTCTTTGCTAACCCCCTGCGTCGGCAAATCCTCGATTTTCGCCACGTCATAGGGCGAAATCGCCCCCATTTGGCGCATTGCCATGTGAAATTGTGCGCGCTCCCCCGGCGCTCCGGCCAAGAGGGATTTCATATTCATGTCCACATAGAACTTTGATGCCCGGCCGCGCAGAACATCTTTGCTAAATGACTGCTTGAACCGCTTGGCCCACGGCTGGATCGTGTCGTTGACGTGAGCGATGTTCCATTGGTACGCGCTGGCGTATGTCTGGCCGCCCATTTCGTGCATGATCCGCGCAGGCTGGACCCGAAAGGCTCGCGCTATCTGTTCAATCGCGCCTTTTTGGGCCGCGACTATTTGCAATTCCTCTGGCGTGAGCGACAACCGGACCTGATCCATTTTGCCCATGTCTATCGCCATGATGCCGCCGTCTGAATCCGCTCCGAATGTCTCCTTGAATTCTTTTACAAACGCCGCCGCCTTGTCGGACCCTGACCGCATAGGCTCCATCGTCAGCAACCCTTGTGCGCGGCCTCCTTTGCGAGCCAGAGACGCCATAGTTTTGTCGAGTGCCACGGCCAGCTTGATCGCTCTGGACGCCAGCGATGTAATATCAGCGCCGAGGTCTGGGCCGCGAAGAACAAACAGATCGGAGCGGTTGACGGGCTGCCAATGGTTTTTTGCGTCCAGCAATTCCCACGTTTTGCCCTGTTGCCGCCAAGCCCCGCGCCGGATTGGTGTGATCTCTCGCGTGATACCGCCGACGATGTTCTGGTGGCCCACGCCGACCCCCGTAAGAGCCGCGCTGGCAACGATGTATTCAATCATCTCCATTGCGGTATAGCCGTCATCAACCTCGCTAAGGGGCTTGGCAATCGCTGTCAGGATGCCATTCTCAGGCTCTTTGACTGCAATGTCACCAACACCACCGCCAACGACCTTCAGCTTTGCCGAGAGCTTGGCTATGTCCTCAGAAATGACGCGCACCGCAGCGAAAACGGCGGGGACAGCTTGCGCGGCCTTATGGGTCAATGCCCCGTCGCCACCACCTGCGGCCAAGTCGAGCAGGCGCAATGTCTGCGCGCTCACCGTTTTCCGGCGAAATTTATCTAAGAAACTCATATAATTGCTCCCAAGCCCGCAAGCGCAGACTCGCCCATTTCATCCTGCCGAGCCGTTGCGGCACCGACTGCCATTGCCAAAGCCACCGCCATGTCAATTCGGGCGGTCGCTTTGTGCTTCGTAAACCGCCTCAAGTCTGCTGGTGATCTGTCAAACGTCGCGCTCGATACTGCCGACCGAAGTGCAGGGTTCACATGCACCCGTATCCGGCCTTCCATAATGAGCGTTTCCAATTCGTCAATCGACCCCGGCATCCACAAGATGATCTCCTGCCCATCGGAGGTCTCGCGTTTCCGCTTATTCCACCCTTGCGGATGGTCCAGCATAGGAAGCCGCGCACCCATATCGCCAAGGATCGCCTCGAAATCAGCAATCAGGAAATTATCAAATGCGATGAAATCCAGATCGAACAGGTCACTGTCGTTGATTAAGTCCTGCGCCACGAAATCCAGACGCGTCTTTTTGCCCGGCGTTGCCGATATATAGCCAGCCTCGGCCCATGCTGAATAAGGCGCACCGTCAGTTTCTTCCCTCGCCCGGATCGTGTCCTGTGGCGTGTACCCATGAACGAACGCCGCGAATTTTGGCCGCCCGTCCTCGGCATATCCGTCCTCGAAAATCAAAGCCTTGGCCGTGAGGTCAGCCTTAGCAGACAGATCGAGACCCGCGCAGCACCGCTTGCCCTCAAAATCTTCAATGTTCAGCGTGTGGTCCTCGACGCTCTCCCACATGGCTCGGCTAATCCACGCGCTTTCCGCGTCCGTCCATTGACAGAAGTGAAGCCGCCGAATGCCGTTTGCCTTCGCCGCAATGTCTTTCGCTTGCTTGGCCTGCAACGCTAAATATTCCTCGGTGATCGTCACGCCCAGAAGCGGGTTTGCTTTGATCCAGCAAGATGGATCATTCAAAGGGTCGTCGTCGTCGTCCAGTGCGCAGACATACGAAAACATCGTGTCGTCTTCAACATCACCAGCGGCCACCGCTACGGCATGTTTGCGCTCGGCCCAGCAAATGCTTTTCCGGTCGCTGCCGCTGTTGGTAATCATAAACAGCAACGGCTGTTCTCTGAATTTGAACCCGCGTTCAAGCGTTTCGATTACTCCCCCGTCAGGATGCTCGTGTATCTCATCGCACAGAGCAAAGTGGGGCCTCGGCCCCGAACCAGTTCGCCGCGTCTCTCTCGACACTGGCCGAAAGAATGATCCGGTTGGGATATATGCCATGTTGTATTCGCGACCCGGTCCCCCGCTTAACCGCAACCTGTTTTCCAGCGACGGGGATTTGTGGACCATCTGCACCGCATCGCGAAACAAAATGCCAGCTTGTTCTTTTGTCGCACCCGCGCTGTATATCTGCGCGCCAGCCTCACCGTCTGCAATCAGGCCATAGAGGCCAACCGCTCCGGCCATTGGCGACTTCCCATTCCCTTTGCCTTGCTCGATGTATGCTCTGCGAAAGCGACGAAACCCTGTGGCGGCCACCTTCCAGCCAAACAGCGACCCGCAAATGAATTTCTGCGACGG